GAGATAGATACTGTTTATTGGTATCCTTTGCAGTTGTTAAAATATTATCGTATTCTAATTCGCTGTGTAAAATATCTGCGACTTGTTGTCCAATATCATTAATTTCAATCATGACATGGGCATTATTATAGTCTCGTGCCACCTTGTTAACAATATTTGGATATAACATCGGTGGAATTTTGTTATTTCTATATTTAGCGACTAATTTATACGGCACTTCTGTCGCATCAATGACACTAAATGCCGAGTAGTCACCACCGATACCTCGCGCAGTATCAACGCCCATAACATAAGTTCTATCCGGAAGAGGGTCTTCGAAAATATCCAACCCATCTTTCATATAGATTGGATCGATAGAACTCATTGCGCCCAGTGTTTTCGCCGCAATGAGAGTGTTGCTCGAACCAAGGAAGTTACAAAGAACTTCTTGGTTGAACTTGAGTTCCCCGAGCATCTTGAGTTGTTCTTCTGCCCATGCATCATCACGTCCTGGGATCTCAGTGTATGGAATGAACATAGGTTCAAACCCATTAACACCCTTTTCCGCTTCGTTCCAGAATTTCCAGAAGTGATTATAACCAAGAGGTGTTGAGGTTAGAAGAATCTTTGTGGTAGTACCAGCAGAAATTGTAGGATAAACCGAAGCGAAGAACTGCTCAGCAACAGTGTTTGGAATAATCGCCGCTTCGTCGATATACAACCAGTTAACTGACTTACCACGAATACCAGATGCAGTCGTAGCAGCAGTAAATACCTTCGAACCGTTTTCTAATTCAACGTCACCCTTGTTCCAAGTTCTTACGCCTTGCTGCATCCAGATAGGAAGATTCTCGTACATGCCCTGATAACGGTTCATGACTTCGCGAGCAGCGGAAGTCTTGTTTGCGAGGATAGCAACTGTTTTTGCATCCTGGAACAGCGTGTACCACAGGATACAAGCAGCAGAAGTAATAGTCTTACCCTGCTGACGACCCTCCATGAGAATCGCTTTGCGATTATCTAGGATATGGTGAACCTTTCGTTTCTGACACTCATAAAGTTTGAATGGAATCAAACCAAGATCGAGAGAAACGATTAAACAATAATTTTCAATAAAGTAAATTGGATCGTCCTGACACTTGATCAGTTCTTCCAGTTGCTCTTGCGTAAAGGTATGTTTGTAACCAATCGGTTTTAGATTAATATTACCGTGGTATGAATTGTCATCACTCATGGTCTATGATTTTTTCTTTTTCCGCTTTCAATGCTTTGAGTAGATCTTGCGTAGAACCAGCAAACACGATATTATTTTGCGTGTCGATGTTTTGGTTCTTTGGTTTATCTTCTTCTTTCAGTTTCTTTTTCTTCGCCTGTAAATCCAATAGATCCTTGGCAGTATCACCAGTGGTTTTGATCAACTGACCGACAACTTCATAAGCACGAGGACTGTCGCTGGCAAGTGCAACGTTTAACATTCCATCAAGTGCTTGTTGACTCTTATCGATAAGAGCATTGAGTTTTTTTCTAGCGATTTGATAATCGTCCTCGATATCATCACCAGTTGAAATGATTTCAGGAACTGCTGGTTGATCAACCACGACAGGAACCTCAGAGACTACTTCGACTGCGTTAGGAGTTTCTGTTGTTTCGGTTCCGAATAGTTCGTCAAGATCTTTATAATTATTGTTCATAGACTTCATCGAATTGTTCCACGTAATCCCATGTTCCCTCTGGTGTTGCATCATCGGGATCTGTTGTTACTTGGTATTTCTGCGAATAGTTTGGTTGATCAATATCGGTATATGTCTGTGCAATAGCAGTTCTAATAATACCTTGTTGCTCAACTGGACCATACAGATTTAATCCAAGCGTAAAATTGATAGTCCAAATAATTGAACGACGCTGTAGATAATCGCCTTCGTAATTATCTTCGTAATTGATCGAGTCAAGGACTATTTGTAAATCTCTCTTGATTCCCATTTCTGGAATATCTGTTATTGTTACGCAAAAATCAGGGTTGAAGAATGGAATAATTTGTTCAATTATCTGCAGTCCCTCGTCTTGATTCTTTGACATAATAAACAACGACACGTTCATATCATATGGTGTGCTTGTAAATTGTGTTCGTAGTGTATTAGGATCGTCACCCTGACCAACTGCGACATTCTTAGTTAGCAGGTTGATTTTTCTAGCAGGATTATACTGCAATCCTGTGATTTCGAAACCCATTCTCGGCAGAATGATTGCTGCTGCTTGCGTAGTTGTGCTTGGCACCTCTGCAATACGAGCAAGAAATTTATTCTTTGGTGAATATGCCAGAGGAACACGTAGAGATTGTACGGTTTCATTCGCAGCATTAAATCGCTTCACAGTAATCTGATTGAAGATTGTGCCAAAAGCAATGATTGCTTTACGAATGTGTTGGTGATAGAAGTGTTGACGTAGAAACATTATGCTCTCTTTTGAACCTCACCGAATGGATTGAATGCTGTGAAATCTATAATACCGTCTGCCTCTACTTCGAATTCATCATTGTCTGCTTGCGGATCAGTATCTGCTGTGGCATATTGTTGTAGAACAATCGAATCGTCTGATGTATTCAATACTAGATCGCCAGATTCCATGAGCAACTGGAATCTATAAAGATCCTGACTAGAGTTATCTGTAATAGCATCAATTTCTTCAATACCAGTATCAATTCTTTCAGAACTAAACTCGAATACATCGCACTGCAATTTATAAGTGTAGATCTTACCAAGTTGATAGAACGGATTTAAGAAGTCAACATACTTGATTACGAAGAACGTTTTTGTTTTCGAGAAGTAAAGTAGATCGCCTTCTGCTGGTCTCCCTGGTAATTGTAGTGTTGCATTCTGAGCAACACCTTCTTCCCAGCGTCTCTTAGCAACGACGAAAGTTGCGGAAGATCTAAACTCGAAACCAAACTTAGTGAACAGTTCGCCTTCACCCTCGAAACCTTGAACGTTCTCAAGATACATTTCGAGCGGATATGCCTGATCAAAATACTGTAACGCATCCTCGCCGAGAATACCATCTAGATTACCAGTTTGTCGTGGGAGATAGTAAACATCATGACCATAAATCTTTAAACTTTCAATGACAAGATCTTCCACCAAACGCTGTTCGTTTGTGGTTCCAGATGTATTGCCAGATTGAAAGTAGAAGTTGGTAGGCATATCTTATCCCACCATGAAATCGACAGGGAGTTCCGACTTTAGTTGCATCTCTGTTTCGATTGTAGTAATTTCTTCAACTGCTTCATCGTAAATTTCTTTACCGTTTAAGATAACACCCCCAGGAAGTTGGATACCACCAAACTTTTTCATGTTCTCGCCCCACTGACGTTTGATCAGTGCAGTAGCATAACGCTTGAGGAACATGTCATCATATACCTGAGTATATGTAGTAGGGTCAAGAATACGATAACATTCGATAATTACATAATCGCCAGGATCGAAAACTTCCTCCCAGTTTACGTCGATAAACATCTTATCCATCTTACGATTGTAGCGAATAGATCTGTCGCCGACCAGAAGCATGTCAAGCATTGATAGGTGTTGCTGAACTTGGGTGTAGTAAACCATGTCTGCTGACAGTAGGTTATACATATCATTCAGGCGGAATTGGTAGATAATATCGAACATATTGTTACGATTGTTCATACCAGAACTTGGACCGTTTACTGGTAGAACGCGAATTACGCCGATAACTGCATCAGGAATAGGAATAAATCCGTTCTGAATATCTCCAGGAGTATAGAAACTGCTTGATGCCAATGCTCTACTAAATCCTGACACTGATCCAGTAACAGTTTCACCCGCAACGAATGTTCCTTTTACGCTAGAAACTCTAGAATTCGTCCCGCTGAGAGAGAAAAGTTTACAAGTCGCACCCGATGTTGCGCCAGTTAAAATTTCATCAATCTCAAAAGATGGAGCGGATAGACCTGAAAATTTAAGTTCTGCAGTTGTAACTTGGTGAGTAAGGTAAAGACGCTCAACCCCATCAAAATGATATTCTTGAAAATATTGCAAGGCATCGTCGATGCGGTCAGAAACCTGATCCTCATCTACGTTAATTTCGAGTACAGGAAACCCTAGTCTGCGTAAGCAGTAATCAATTAAACCTTGTCTTGAAGAAATTGCCATATCTTGTCCTCTTTAGGACTATTTATAATGAACCCATGTCGTATGTCGACGGACTAGTTCCTGCTAAATCGCCTAAATCAATTGTTTCTGGGATTGTGAAAAACTCTGGGTTATAACCACCAACTTCAATGATACTACCATCTGTTTTCTTAGAATATAATGTTCCGTCTGCCAGATTAACAGCAAGTTCTCCAACTGCAATATCTCCAGCAACGGGTACTGAACCTGTTGTTTCGCTTCGTTTCAGTTGAACTACTGTTGCCATATTAGTTTAACAAATTCCCTGCTGCGTCATACACATTAATACGGAAGTATGCGCTCGAGTTACCATCAAGAAGATCTGCATCCAATCCTGAACCAGAACCATCAACAGTTTTGATTGCTGTCAGGATATCTGATGCGCTTGGTCCGGTGTAAGTAAGCACACCAGTTGTGTTGTTATATGACAGAGATCCTTCACCACCAGCATCTGTAACAGAGATGTCAGTTAAATCGATAAAACTTGATAATGCAGATTCTTTTGCCAAAGGAAAACCACCAGCAGTAGTTCCGTCGTGAACAACAACCGTATCTTTGGTTGTGTCGACAGTAACTTCACCAACAGCACCAGTAAATGACGAGTGCTGAGTAGTAGTTCCCCTTCTAAGTTGTAAAATAGTTGCCATTTGTATCTCCTAGTCCATCTATTTAGGTGTATGTTCCACCATCTAGAATGGCACCGTCCTCAATGTTGTCCAAAGATGTTTTTAGAAGTTCGTGACCACCAGCAGTTGATCCATCATGCACTCTAACTGACCAGTTAGTTGTGTCGACTGTTATTTCTGCTTCTGCTCCAGTAAATGCTTGGTGCTGCGTAGAAGTACCTCTTCTCAGTTTGACTCTTGCCGCCATCAGATACTCCCGTAATCCACTGAATTATATGCTGCAACAGCATCAGTAATTAATCCGTAGTCTAGATCGGTTAACTGATTGAGACGAACAATTGCAGTTCCAGGACTTGTGGTTGTATCTACGTTGAAGTCACTGAATGCAGTATCTGCAAACGAAATTGTGGTAACGGAAGTTTCTCCCGTCCCACCGTCGACCCCAACACCACCAATAGAAACAACAGTTCCATCAGTTTTCTTAGAGAATAATTTTTTGTCAGTCAAATTGACTGCGAGTTCTCCGACTGCTAGATCACCAGCAACAGGTGCTGCCCCAGTCGTTTCACTTCGTTTTATCTGGACTACTGTCGACATTCAGAACTTCCTTCTCATTCTGTTCCGCATCATCAACAAGATATGGTTCTTCTTCTTCGGTATACTTGTAATCAGATTTTAATTTACCGTCGAGACCCATATATTCGGACTTTGGAACTGGAATCGCTATCATATCTTCTAAAATTTGAATCTTTTGCTTCAACTCATTATTGCTTTCATTTGCCATTGTAAGTTGAGTGTTCAGCATGATATTATCAAGTGTCAATGCCTTCAGTCGTTCAGCAAGGTTTGCAATATACGAATTAATAAACTTAGTTTGATCCATTATGTATCTCCAAAATGTTGGGAGGGGAGAAATTCCCCTCCCATATTATATATTAGTAAGTTCCACCGTCGATATTACCGAACGAAGGAGCATTGCCAGATCCGTTTGATTTTAGAACCTGCCCTGCAGTTCCAACCGCTGTCGCACCGATTGCACTTGTGCCGCCACCATAAAGAATGCCATTAGCAGTTAGCGAAGTCACACCAGTACCACCATTTGGAACAGTGATAGCAGAAGCAAGCGAAGAAATAGTTCCTCCCTCGAGGTTAGCAACGAGAGTTGCGATAGTGTAACCAGTTGCGCCTGTGTTAACAGTTGTGGTTGGTGCTGCTTGTGAGTCCTTGAAGAGTTTCCACTTACCGTCCGAAGCATCGCGGAAGATACCTGAGTAAAGGTCTTGTGAACCTGACGTATCATACATACCGAACAGACCAATGTCAACTGCGTCAGTTGCATTGTTATCGTTACCAACGAACACGAGAGGATCGGTGACAGTCAGAGTTGTCGAGTTAACAGTGGTTGTTGTTCCCGAAACTGTCAGGTTACCAGCAACAGTAACGTTTGCGCCTGAAAGAGTTAGGGCAGTAGTTCCGTCCGATGCCTTAATGTCGTTTCCGCCAACCTTAAGATCGCCAGCAACTGTAACGTCAGCGCCTGACATTGTAATGGCAGTGGTTCCGTCTGATGACTTGATGTCATTACCTTCAACCTTCAGGTCGCCCTTGACAGCAACGTCACCAGTTGAGTCTGTAAGTGTAAGAGCAGTTGCACCGTTGGCAGTCTTAATGTCATTACCGCCAACCTTCAGGTCACCAGCAACTGCAACGTCGCCTGAACCTGAGAAAGTAATAGCAGTAGTTCCGCCATTCATCTTGATGTCATTGCCACCAACTGTTAAATCGCCAACAAGCGTAACGTCGTCAGTAAGAGCAACGGTAACTGCGCCACCTTCAGAACCTGAACCTGTTACGTTAATTTGGTTTGTGGTACCAGCAACAGTAGCAACATAGTTACCTGTCGTGTCTGTTCCAAGAGCAACTGAGTTAGCAGCAATAGAAACAACACCTGCTTCAGTTACTGTAATGTCGCCTGAAAGACCAGCATAGATGTAATCACCGATATTTTCGGCAGTAATTTTACGGTTTGCTGTTGCCGATGCATCATAAACAAGGAACTCATCGCCGTCAGCAAGAGCAGTTACCTCAGTTGTTCCGTTTACGTCGACAGCAATACCAACTTGGTTGTCTGAAACAGTTGTTTTGATGCCAGCAGAACCAGCAAAAGTCAGAGTTCCACCAGTCGAGAAGGAATCAGTATTTGGAGTTCCTTGGTTGTCGCTGATTGTGAACGTGCCCGAAGGAATCGCTGCCCATGTGGTAACGCCCGAACCATCTGTCTTCAGATATTGATCAGCATCGCCATCGTTTGCAGGGAGAGTAAGTGTGTAGTCAGCAGCAAGTGTATTTGGTGCCTTAACAGTTATTTTGTTAGTGCCGTTGTTTGTTGCTTCGGCGAAAGTTGCGCCGCCACCAACTGTTGAAGTTGCGTCAATAAGACGAGCATCAACCTTGTCTGTGAAATACTTACCACCGACTGCATGGATCGCAGCGGAAGAACCTTCAATTGATTCGATATAAAGTTTCGCACCTGCACCGTTACCAGATGCGTCTTGTGCATATGCCATTTCGCCTTCTAGCAGATCCGATGTAGTTGGTGCAGTTGCGCCAGAACTTCTCTTAATTTGAATAATTGTTGACATTACATTTTCCTTTTTTGGTTATTATTATTTTAATACGTTCCGCCATCAATATTACCGAGACTAATTTCCTCGGCAGGTGCTGCTTCCCACTTTCTTGTCGCTGAATTAAATACCAGCGTATAACCATCTTGCACCGTATCATCAACAACCACATTGCTCAAATTTTCGAGTTTTGCAGCGGCATTCTTACTTAGAATATTTGTATTTATTCCATTCTGATTCCCTACAGAAGTAGAAACTCCTCTATTTAATGGAACAGTTACTTTTACTGACATTATCGTGTTACCTCTGGGTTGATTACAACAATACCTTCTAGGACGCGAAGTGTTTCCTCATCACTTTCAATTTCAATATCATATACATATCTCCCTGCCTTTAATGCACTTGTTTGTGTTGCAGTTAGAGAGATGGTGATTTCACCGTCAGTTGGAGAAGTTGCAGATGCAGTAAAACTTGTTGACGTGGAAGAATAATAAGATTTTCTTAATTGACCGCGAACAGTATAATCTGTGAGATCTTTTACGTCGCCGTTTTGATCACTGACTGTAATTGAAAGGGAATATGTAGTTCCTTGATCAATATACAAATTTTGAATTGTCGCCATGAGAAACCCTTATAAATCATTTGAGACTATTTATAATTTCGGAGTTGTGATGAAGACGATAGTGATGCTTAAATACGGAAAAAAATATTCCGCTGAAGACGTAAATAAAATCGTTGAGAGTACTGGTAGGAAGTATACCTATATCTGTTTTACTGATGACCCAACTGATTTAGACCCAATCGTGGTTGCTTGGCCTCTACCAGATAATGTCGAAGGACATTGGTATAAGGTTTGGTTGTTCAGTCAACGAGGTCTTGGTGATGTTCTTTACTTAGATCTTGACATTAGAATCCAAAAAAATATTGATCATCTGTGGAATTACCTTGACAATCATCCCACAATCGCGTATACTTATTGGAAGAATAAAGAGTTTCCAGATATTGTTGGCGAAACACATGACATGCGGTATTTGAGTAATTACAACTCAAGTGTTATGTTGTGGAAAGATGGGACTACCAAACATATATGGGAACACTTTAATTCCGACCCTGATTACTTCATGGTTAAATATTTTGGAGATGATAGGTTTCTTTGGCACGAAGATTTTAGATTTAATTACTTTCCGAAAGGTGAGATTTATTCTTTCGTGTATGGCGCAGACTATTATGGGATTGACGACCATAATGAATCTTTCTATTATAGACCAGACTATACCATCGCATTATTAAATGGATTAGATCAGTTTCCTGGAGCAGATAAAGAGTATGATGAACTTCGTATGTATTAAGTGGGGCGATAAGTATCCCGCAAAATATGTAAACAATCTTTATAAAATGGTGCAGAAGAATTATGCTCGCAATCCCACATCATATACTTTTACATGTTATACTGATGATGCAGAGGGAATTGAGTGTGATACTGCGCCAATACCAGATGATGGTATTCTACACCCAAAATATTGGTTCGGTAAAGAAACATTTTGTTTTGACCGTGCTAAATTCTTAGTATTTAATTCACATAACTGGTTAGGATACGAAGGTAACTGGTGTTTCTTTGATCTTGACGTAGTAATCCAAGAAGATATATCTGACATAGAAGAACTTGCGCAGAAACCTCGTATTATTCAATGTCGCTGGCAACCAGAATCTCAGAAACACGACAGATTCTTTATTGATATTCGCGGAACCTTTTTCAACTCCAGTATGATGCTTTGGCCTGGTAAATCATGCGAACACATTTACAGAGATGTCTTGAGTAATGCGGAATCTGTGTTCAAAACTTTCTTCAAGGGAAGTGACAACTATCATTACTGGAGGCAGAGAGATTTCTGGAAAGATATTCCAGGTGGTTGGATTTATTCTTGGAATCGAGGCAAGCATCATCCGGATGATGTCAATCGATTCAAGTTTCGCCAAGATGCTAAGATCTGTTTGTTTAATACAGACAATGTTCCACATCCATCCGCCAGAGAACAGGAAGAATTATCTGACTGTTTAGACGAAAACATTATTAGATTGTGGAACTGCGAATGAGAGTTAATTACGTTTGTTGTAAATGGGGAACCAAATATTCAGCCGAGTTTGTCAATCGTCTTTATCGGATGGCAAAGAAACATACGCCAGATAGATTTGAATTTCATTTCTATTGCTATACAGATAACAGTGAAGGTTTTGATCATGAAATTAAAGTCATCGATTTCCCAGACATTCCCAACATCCATCCGAAATACTGGTTCGGATCTGAGGATTTCAAATATGGTATGGCACGCTGCTGGGATCGACCCAAGACATTTATCTTTAACACCCACAACTTCGCAGAAGATAAACCAACTGGAAGATTTGTATTCTTCGATCTGGATGTAATTATTCAGAACGACTTGTCACCAATCATTACATATGACTTTGAGAATCCTACCAAGTTGCGATCTTGGTGGCAAGACCCTCGCCCGATGAAGTCTCGCAACTTCAAACTGGCACATGGTGCTTACACTAATGGTAGTTGCATGGTGTGGTCAGATGATCAAACAGAATGCATTTGGCAGGATGTTCTAGAACATCAAGAGCGTATCTGGTTCACATTTACGGATGGAACTGACAACTATCATAGTTGGCGCTGGGGCGACTTTAGCGATACACCACTCTGGCGGCACTTCCCAAGCACATTTGCATATTCATACAATCGTGGTCGTAACTGGCATGAAGACGATTTAGAAGTAGGAATATATAGAAAGAACTGTATCCTCTGCGTGTTTAATGTTGACTTGCTACCATTTCAAGATAACAGCAGAGGCAAAGTAAAACAGGAATCGCTCGTTGATCCTTATCTTTTAGAACATTGGAATGTATAATGATTAGTATCTATACCGTAAAGTGGGGATACAAATATGGATCAGAACATGTCAATAAAATTCTGGAGCAATGCAAGAAGTATATTACTTCTGAGTTTGAGTTCTATTGCTTAACAGAACATTCGGTTGGATTAAATCCAGAAATTAATGTAATTCCGTTACCTGCCGATAATTATTACGAGAAATGGTGGAATAAATTATACCTATTCAATAGAAGAGTAGTTAGGCAACAGGGTGAGAAACTTTTCTTGGACTTGGATATTGGAATTCAGCACAACATTGATTGTATTATTGAGCACGACCCCGAGGATGGATTAACATTTGTTCGTACCCACTGGCACAATATGAAGAAAATGAAAGAGGACACGAAACAGATTCCCCATAAATACACAGATCTAAACTCAAGTGTTCTAAGATGGAATGACAGACTGGATGTAGATAAAATCACCAAGTTCGTTACAGATTACCCTGACCAAATGTTTTATTATTATCGTGGTCTTGATAATCTTTTCGGTCATCAGAGAGAACGTCTTCTGAAGATCAACTATTTTCCGGATGGTTGGGTGTATAGTTATAACTATGGATACATGTGGCCAACTGATGTGAGAGAACAAGTTTTCAGAGAAGAACCACTTATTTGTTTATATGATTCAATGGAAAGACCACAAGATGTTAAACTATAATTACTTGAACAATTATCGCCATTGGGGCGAAGGACTAGATAAAATTGCCCATGAGATGCCATGGAAGCATGAAGACTTTCGTAAGTCGATGAATCCCAATACAATGGATGCTGCTATTTGGTTGGTAAAAGAACTACAGAGATTGACTCGTGGACCAAAACAGATGGATATTACCATTCTAAATTCTTGGTTGGGATTTCCACTAGTTCCTTTGCTGTGTGAAAATTTAAACGTAAAGAAGATTAATCTAATTGATATTGATAAGGATGCACTAGAACTATCAAAAGTCTTCAATCGGTATTATTCTGAGAAAGGTGTAGAACTCAATCACATCAACTGGGATATACCGTTTGCATACCATGATATTAATGCGCTAGAAACTGATGTAGTTATTTCTCTTTGCTGTGAAACAATGTATCCTTTGAAGAAAATGACAACCGCCAATCCAGATTGTATCTTTGCTTGTCAGTCGTCAAATGTTTTCAAAGAAATGTATGGTATTAACTGTGTTCCTACAATTGAAGAGCATATTGAGAATGTGGGGGTTACTGCTGTTTCGTATGAAGGATCAATTAAACAATCTTATTGGTCGTGGGATGGCAAAGTTGAGTTCGATCGATTCATGGTCATAGGAAGGAAATGATATGGGTAGAGCAAGAGTCGTCGCACCTCCACCAAAAGATTATATACCAGAACCTTTAATACCACCACCGCCTCCACCCGAGGAAATAGTCGTGGAAGAGTGGACCGAAGGAAACTTGCAAGAAGAAATTGTAAGCAATGAACCTTCCCAAGAAGAACTTGAGAAAGAAAGAATTGCACAAGAAAAACATGAAGAACTACAACGTCTGAGAGCAGAAGAAGAAACTAGATTTTCTGCAGAACTGCAAAGTTTACGCGAAGAAAACCAAAAACTTATTCGCGAAAAAGAAGCAGCAGAGAAAGCAAGAGAAGATCAGATCGTAAAGATGCGGCAAAAAGCAACTGAGCAAAAAGGTAGTCAGTTGAATATGGTCGAGGCAAGAAAACCTTCTTTACTTAGTAGAATAAAAGATTTCTTACGACGCAGAAGAATACAACTTGCCACCATTCCTCGCGCAAACTACGAACAAGCAATCATCAATCAAGCATCGGTTGCTGTTCCAAAAATGCTAGATGAAATTGAAAAGATGCACGAAAGTTTGACTATCCTGGAAGAACTACTGGCAAAGCACAAAGAACGCCAAAAGATCAACCAAAGTGAGAAGCATCCTCGCCAGTAATATCTTCAATCATTGAACGCCAGATTTCTAGGTGTGGAACAACATATCCTAACGTCAATCTCTTGGATGTATTGCCGCAGCAGTGATAGATAATTTTATCCTGTTCCTGTCTATTACCAAAATACCCGACCTTACATGACCATCCCTTCGGATCAACCATAGTAACAACTTCCTTTGTTACTGGATCAAGGTATCTGAAAAATCCACCATTTTCTTCTGAGTTATATGTGATCAGAATATTATAACCAGCAGCATTCCAGTTAGTATGCCATCCCATAAATCCGTCTTCAGGGTAATATGTAAAGACTGCATTGTTTCTTGCACCGAGATAACTGATCAATTCTCTATTAGTTTCTTGCTGCCTTCCACCGTATTCTCTTGGAAACCACGGTTGTCCATGCGCCTGCCCCATATCAGTGCAAAATGCAACTTCAGGAAATCCAACATGCCGTTCGCCTTTGTTTATGATGTGGTTCATATACTGTTCGTCAGTTGATGTTTCGTGGGTCAACCCACCCTTGCGCTTTAGTTGCATATCTTCTGGTCCAAGAACAAGATGCTGATCATTCTGAGCAAAAAACCATTCGGTAAATGGATCCAAAATATCTTGCAATTCTTGAGAAACAGAACTTGTAAACTTTAACATATCAATAATTCCTAAAGTGATCAGTGGTTATTTTATCCCACGCATATCCATATCTCTGAGACAAATCTTTTGCAACTCGCAACATAGTTTCAGCAGTAGGACTAAAACCTCGTTTAGTGTATTTGATCAGACGTTCAAATGCTGTAAGTGGATGAATATTATTTTTTCTAAATTGAAGAGTCTTACTATGTATATCATCCCAAAACTCTTCTGCATAATATATGTTGTTTCCATCAAACGCAATACAACAAATGGTATAATCGTAATTATATAATGTTCTTACTGGATCTCTATATGGATAATCTGTAACTTGCAGTTTGTTTCCATCGAGTATGAAATCGTAAGAATATGGATTTTTATTTACTACAGGAGTAATTAGTTTCAGATCCTGTATGAATTGTGTTGGATCGTTACTATAAAAATCAAAATCATTTATGGGTGAATCAGTAAAATGTGAGGTGATTGCGCCACCTGCCAACCAATAGTTGTAGGATACTGATCCCAATTCTTGTTTTAATAGTTTGAATAAATCAAAAAATGGTTTGAATTTTTCTTGGTCTGCTGGTTCTACGATCATTAATCTAATAGACTATGCGGAATAGTATAATGATAAATCACAATAGGTTGCCCCTGTAATTCTTCTTCTTTATACCCAACAACAAAGTTCCATCTTGCATCGGGATCGGGGAATCTGCCTGTCTTTACGCCGAAATCAAAAAGATTTAGGAGACGCCACATTGTGAATGTATCCCATTCAATTGCAGCAGCAGGGTAGTGCTTCCGATCCCAGTCAGGTTTATTTTGTTCCCAGTATTCATCATACCAAGCACGCATAAGTTTTAGAGTCTGTGAATTGTTACGATAAACAAAAATACCGCAGTGTTCAGTCATCTCTTCAGTTTCAGATAACTTAGTCAGCGCTGCATTATACGGACGATTCGCAGTAAAGAGAACATCAACATCATCTGGAATCTGATCAAAGATTTTTTGAATATCCTCGTGTTCGACTTCAGTGTCGCAGTCCATGTAGACTGTCAGATCATATGGAGTTTGGTCAAGCGCCCATAGTTTGGCACGCTTATCGCGAGGAACATTTTCAGTTACTACGTTGTCAAAGATTTCATAGTCATCTGGTTGCACCCATTCTTCGTGAGTAAAGAATGTAATTTGCGCATCAGGAAAAAAATCCTTTAGAGAAATCGCCGAGTTTCTTGCTGCCCTGTAGTATCCTTTACGTCTAGTAGCAACATATAGGAATCCATTATTCGGCACTGACTGCTTCCTTGACGATTGCAGTATTCGCTTCTTCTTGCTGTAGAAGCATCACTGTATATGCAGTGACTTCCATGATGTTCTTTGCCTTACGAATCTTCGACTTCAGTTCGCGATTCTTTGATGCCTTGACGCTATCGATTTCAAATGCATCCAGTTTGGCAGCGAACAATTGTTCCTGCTGCATTCGGGTGCGATCAACCTTTTGTCGTTCAATATTATGCTTGATTTGCTCGTTGCGATCATCAACACGCTTCTTTGTATTTGCATCGATCTGTTCGATGCTATATTTCTTCAACAATTCATCAAAGTCGCGATTAGTGCCATCGTTCATGATTGATGCGGTAACTCGTTTCCCAGTATCTGGGTAAACAAATTCTGCGATGACATGTTGCTTTTCCTTATTTGCCCAATAAGGATTTTCAATTGTGCGATTGGTAGTCATTCAAATCTCCAAAAAAGTACATTACTTAATATTATGTATACTACTTTTGCAATAAAAAGTCAAGGGTTTTATGCAGTACGAACCCAAAGTTTTACGGTTGATACTGTATCTTTGGTTGCAATCACAGTTGCACCAGAATATGTTCCGGAATATGTTCCTGAGTAGTTACCAACGTAGTTACCAGAGTAGGTTCTTGAACCTGAGTAATACCCTGTATAAGTTCCAGTAAAGAACCCCTGATAGTTGCCCGTATATGTGGCAGTTCCTGCATAGGATCCAGTAAAGTTGCCTGCATATGTTCCGGAATAGTTACCAACATAGTTGCCTGCATAGTTTCTCGAACCCGAGAAGAATCCAGTATATGTTCCTAGATACGTTCCGGCATAAATGCCAGCATAGTTTCTTGAACCCGCGTATGTTCCTGCGTAGTTACCCGAGAAGGTTCCGAGATAGTTACCAACAAAGTTTCCACCAACGAAACCACCATAGAACAGCGTATAAGTTCCAGAGAAGTTTCTTGAATAGAACCCTGTATAGTTACCAACATAGTTACCTGCATAGTTTCTGGAACCTGAATAGTTACCAACATAGTTGCCCGAGAAATTACCTGCGTAAGAACCAGCATAGTTTCTTGAACCTGCATATGTTCCCGTGTAATTTCCAGTAAAGTTTCCAGTATATGTTCCAGAATAGTTTGCCGGACCCACGTAACCACCACTAAAGTTGTTGGCATAACTACCAGAATAACCACCAGCATATGTTCCAGTATAGTTTCTCGAACCAGCAAAAGTTCCTGCGTAAGTCCCGACATAGTTACCTGCGTAATTCTGTGGGGTTACTTGTTCGCGAGTATCCGCAAACTCATCACCCATTTGAACCCAAGTGCCGCCAACTGGTGCGCTTGCTTGAATCTTATATGTGCCTAGACTACTATCAATAATTCTATTTCTGAAACTTGGTAGCATCTGGAGAATTTCAGAAGATGACATTTCCTTGACATCCTTTGTGTTGATCAGTTTCAGTGGACGTAGATTCGAATCCGAGAGAGAGGTAGCAGCAGTTTTCTGCCAAAGATATGTTGTGGTATTACCGCCATTAGCAACATCGGTTAATGTGTAACGAGCAACCCATGTTCCACCAGCAGGAGCAGAACCCTGCAGGCGATATTGCCCTGCAGTATATGAGGTCTCAGAAACCATCGCATTAATTGCATAGTCCAGAATTTCGGTATCGATTTGACCGTCAGACATTTCACGAATACCGCCATCATATTTTACTGGGCGATTCGTAATACTTTCTGTCGCAGCAGCAGATACCTGTTTTGCGTAGTATGTAACTGTATCAAATGCACCAGTAGCAGGGTGAGTGCCTGTTGCTTCTTGGCGATCAGTGTCAGCAAAGGTTCCGATCGCAGTACCTGAACCAGTGTTGTTTGTTGTGATGTTAAGTTCGCCAGTACCAGTACCATCGGAGTTTGCCCCAAATGAAACAGTTAAAGTTTGTGCAATATAGTTCTTAATCTCGGCGACAGACATCGCCTGCAAACCTTGCCAGTTTGAGGAAGAAACAGGTGTTGCCGAAGATTTGTTTCTCAATACCATTTTTTATGCAGTCCTAATCCACAACTTAACTGTTGAAACTGTATCTTTAGTCGCTTGAATTGTCGCGCCACTATAATTGCCAGTAAAGGTATTTATATACGTCCCAGCGTAAGTTCCTGAGTAATTCCCCGACCCACCATAGTTACCTGTGAAGTTACCAGTATAGTTTGTTGTTGTAGAGAAGGTGCCAAGATAGTTGCCCGTATAGTTTGCTGGACCTGTGAAGTAACCAGTATACGATCCTCCTGGTCCTGAGAAATACCCAGTATATGGAACAGGCGGAACAAAACCATTGTAATTTCCTGTATAGGAAGTTCCGTATGCTTGCCCCTGATAGAAAGTCGATGACGAGAAGTACCCAGTATACGAAGGTCCAAGATACGAACCAGCATAGTTTCTGGAACCAGAATAAAACGTTGGTGTAGCGAAAGTGCCGCCCGTACCTACATAATTTCCAGCGTAGTTTCTAGAACCAGCATATGTTCCTGTGAAGTAACCTGTGTAGTATTCTACACCAGTATATGTAGTAGAGTATCCTGGGACAGGTCCTGAATAAAACCCTACGAAGAAATTAGAATAAGTTTGAGTTCCGCTGTAAAATGCTTGATAGGCAGCATTGTAGGTCTGTAGTCCACTGTATGGATCTGGTCGTATCACATCTGCATATCGTATTGGACCGCCAAAGTTTGCTGGTCCTAAAAAGTAACCAGCATATCCTCCAGCAAAGAATGTAGTTCCGCCACCATATGTCGGACCAGCGAAACTTCCTCCTGGACCTGTGAAATTATTAGCATAACTACCGCCATAAAAACCAGCGTAGTTTCTGGAACCAGAGTAAGATACAGGTCCAGAATATCCTGGTCCTGGACCAAGATAAGAACCAGCATAGTTTCTGGAACCAGAGTAAGAACCAGCGAAATTAGATGAATAATTTGGTCCTGGTCCAGAATAAAATGCCGAGTAGAATGGCGAACCAGTATAAGTACCAGAATACCCGATCAGTGGACCCAGAGGTCCAGTGTATGTTGGTCCAGCAAAATTACCAGCACCAGAGAAGAATCCCGCATAACCTGCAGTTCCGGTATAACTACCAGAAAAGTTACTAGTGTAATTTTGCGTATTAGAAAATGAACTCGAGTATGTTCCGCTGTAAGATGCACCACCAGTATAAGTACCGGAATAATTACCTGTGAAGTTACCACTATAATTTCCTGCATAATTTTGCGGAGAAACCTGCTCGCGAGTATCCGAGAACTCATTACCCATTTGAACCCAAGTGCCACCAGATGGCGCAGACGATTGGATTTTATATGTACCGATTCCAGTATCAATGATTCTGTTGCGGAAGTTTGGTAGCATCTGCTCAATTTCAGATTCAGTCATCTGTTTGCAGTTGCTGCCGTTGAAAAGGCGCAATGGAGTATAATCAGAATTTGGTGACGACGAGGCAACTGTTTTTTGCCACAGATACGTTACTGTATTTCCGCCAAGTGCAATGTCAGTCAACGTATAACGCGAAACCCATGTTCCACCCGACGGAGCAGTTGCTTGTAGTTTGTATTGTCCTGCAGTATAACTAGATTCAGAAACCATTGCCTCAATGCAAAGATCCATGACACCATCAATATCACCGTCTGACATTTGCTCGATGTGAGAATCCCATGCAACTGGTCTATTTGATATGTTCTCAGTTTCAAGTGTATCAACTTGCTTTGCATAAAATGTGGTAGTCGTAACTGAACCCGTAGCAGGGTGAGTTCCGATTGATTCATTTCTGTTTGTATCAACGAAATTACCAATTGATACACCAGCACCAGTATTATTCGGAGTAATGTTTATTTCAGCAGTACCAGCACCGCTCGTAGTTGCTGCGAATTTTTCTGTGATAACATTGGCAATATAATTTTTTACCTCAGCATCGGTCATGGTCTGCAAACCGCTGATGTTTGCAGAAGTGATTGGGGACCCTGTTGCCTTGACCTTTAGAGGATTCATTATTAGTTTAGCCTGTTACCGCTTGAGTCATAAACAATGAGATTTGTTACACGATACCAGTCTTGAGTATCCTGCGCGACCAATTCAACTGATGAATATGGTGCCAAATTGACACCAGCGTTGACAGTTCCACCGTCAATAACGTCTGATGTATTTGGATATACCACGATGGTAACTGAAGTTGTGTTAACAACTTTAATATTGATACCTGCAGCAGCAGTAGGAAGTTTTACGCCCTGACTTGATGTTGCTGTTGTAACAATATTGACTGTTTTAGTTAGTGCAGTGGCATCACCTTGAGTCGATCCAGCAGCAGTAACTGTGCCAGCGACGGAAGTGGTAAGACTGCCTGTTATTGTCAAATCTGCAAAAGAAGGACTATCACCCGATTGATACTTATCTGAATTCAAATTGCTGAAGTTGTCATCAACCTCAGTATTTGTCAGCGGAGTCCCCTTTACAGATCTAAGGGTAAGAGTGCTCATGCTTTTTTATCCTTGTTTCTGTAGAATTTGTGTTAGTAAGTTTTTAATCT